GCATTCACAGCCTTTTGACTCATGCCATCTGTCTTGTCCCGTTTGTTGGCCTTTTGCCAGTCTTCCATTACAGGTTGTGTGACAGCAAACACATACAGTTCATCATCAGTTAGACTTTCTAAATCTTCCCAAACGACTTCTGCATCAACGCCATTGCGTTCAGCAAGCATCATTATATTAGATTCTATTAGATCGAATTCTTCAATTAAATCTTCATTTAAAATATCATTCATTTTCATTTTTTAGGTGCCTCCGCTGCCGCATTATGCGCATTAATAAATGGTTGTGGAATTGCGCATTGATCATTGTATCGCACAACTTCACGATCTACGTATTGTTTAACATAAGTCATGCGTTGGCGAATTGATGTAACTTGCTTTTGTACTCGTGTGTCTATTTGTGTGTTGGCATCTGCTGAGGCCTTTTCTGCTACTGCTAGTTTTGCTTCCACAGCCGCCACACGCTCTCGCCATTCTGTTTCCACAGCAAGCCCGCCACGAAAGTAAACGCCCAGAACTAGTAGCACAATACCACTGAGTTTTAAACCCAGTTGATACAACCACAACGCAGGAACGCGATGTGCAACAAAGCCTGCCACTGTGACCACAACACCTGTGAATAACAAAATGTTGCAGAATGCGAGAATAATGCTGTCGGGTAAAAAGTGTAAGATAAACATTATTGTGTACTCCTACAATTATCACCATGCCATCTCTTATAATTACCCGGGGATGTCATTATGCTACAATGTTGGCATTTTAATTTTGGAATGTTCTTAACAGATTTGCTTAGATTTAATTTATGCTGATCAGATTTTGTGGACCCAGTCAATGCCTTAGATATTTTTTTGCCAAATCCTTCTGGCTTACTAACCCCGGACAATATTTTAGACATAAGATTGCCAAACCCTTCTGGTCTCTTTTTGCCTTTTTTTATTTTGCGAATTGTGTCACCGAATTCCATTGGCATCGTTTTACCTTTAGTAACAGAACTCATTATTGCATTATGGTCAGGCGTTCGATTATAAGTCTTTCCGCCAGTTGCGCCATCCTCAATCATTATATTTGCCCATTCTTTTGAGTTTACAACATCGTAAACTTTACTAAAGAACAATGCTTCTTCTCTCAAAATTTCTTGATTGTTGTATTTGCAAGCCCATAAGGTAGTCACGTTCTTACCGTGTTTTTTTAGATGCGATTTCCAGTGTTTTCCACTTCCGTTATAGGAATACGGATCCTGGACAGTTTTTCCAAGATATTTTAAACCAGTGGAGTTATGTATTTTTACATAGAGCCAGGTTGGAACAAATATAGACATGCAACTATTTAGTTGCGGCCCCAGTCAATCCTATTCCACACACGCTCATGCAACCAAAACAAGCAGATCTTGGTCATTATTTCTGTAAAGGCAATTCCCGACGCCAACAGCAATTCGCCGGTGATCAACCACGAAATAATGAATGTGTCAATGGTGCCAGTTACCCGCCAGGTCACTGCTTTGGTTAGACTGCGTACAGGTGTGTCACTCAAGACCCAGGCTCCGTCTTATCTTGGTCGCTGAGATATTGGTAGTCTGTTCGTCAAAGGACTCTTGCTCAATTCTATAGCCCACGTCGCGACCATAAGTGATATTAACAATATTAGGAACCACTTGAATTTCATACTGTCCTTGGTATAGGGTATCTAAGTCTCTGCGTATGAAGTATTTAACTTGCTCCAAGGCAAAAGGGTTGGTTCCTTGCCAACCTTGACAGTCACGTATTTGGATGACAACTTGTCCTGTTTTGGCAATGGCACGCTCAAACAGCGCACGATGCCCTGTATGCCAGGGCTGCCATCTTCCTAATAGTTGAACAGTTTCCTTCTGCCAATCAAATCGAGGTCTACGACGATTCTCAACGATATGCTCGCCCACAAATTCCACCCATTTTTCAGCGTTTTGTTCTGTAATACGGAAATCATAAACTTCGGGCGGCACAAACATTCGATTTGTGTCTTCAAAACGACCCCGTTCAATTGTGTCAATCCAAATGCACCAGTCGGCTTTGAAATTGTTGCGCATTTCAACTAGCGGTGCCACAAAGTCCACAATGCAATAGTCTGTATTGGCTTCATCTGCTAGGTCTCGCATGCGCTGACTTTGACGTATACGCCCTTCATGACTGAAATCCCAATCATTATAATGTTTGCGCACTTCGTCAGCATTTAACCATGCCACAGTAATCTGCGCATCAGCAATGGGTCTGAGACTATTTTCATTGATAGGGTTAATGTGGTCCTCTAAATAGCGTTTTAGTCGTTCAGCAAAATAGGTTTTGCCCGAGCCTGGCAGGCCCATTATCAATATTCGTTTGGCTTGTTTCATGTGTGTTTCCTTGATGCGTGACGTGCAAGATCATCTGTAGGATGATGCTTGATGGGTTGAAAGTATTTACTATTAGCATCCTCTGCTAGGATGTCTTTTATTCTAGGATCATTGACGGCAATTGGAAATGCCAATTGTTGTTGAATATTGTCTAGATATTTTGCGCCATAAAGATGCAGTAATTCATAACTTAAAAATACAGGAGCGGCCAATTGATCAAACTCTGCCAGGGCAGTGGCCAGTGTGGGTGCGTCACGCACACGAGTTTGTTGCATTTTGACAATGTTTTGATCGCGTCCTAACACAGCAAACTTAATACGCAGTCCTGCAACTTGGCATTGACGCACAAATCCTTTGAAATCAGGCACAGTGGGCTGACCATTCATCATGTAAGGCACACTCATTGACGTCACATACCAGTCGCTCTGCGCCCATCTGTAGTATCGCAATTGTTCAGGCGCCTGCCAGTACTGTGCAAATGGCTCCTGATCATGTCCTATCCAGTATTGATCTAATAATGCCGACCATCCTGTGACCTGCGGATGTAGTGCAAATATTTTGCTCCATAAATGATTGCCTGCGCCTTGCGGGCCTGTTAAGATTAATATTGTTTTCATCAGGGCAGTGCCGCTAGGTAGTCCATGGTTGCGGCAGTTCTGATGCCTGTTAGTTGTAATGTCACACGAGGATCAAATCCAGCATTAGCGGTGCAATGTGGAATATTGGCCCAGTCAAAGGTTGTGACATCTCCGGCACGCCATTGGCTGTAGTTATAGTTGCCGTACTGCCAGAACTGTCCGGGCTGCCAGTCCGTCAATTGTATCATTATTCGCATGACCTGTTCAGGGTGTTCAGGATCCCATTTGTACAATTTATCCAAGTGCAGATTCCATACTTCCCCGGGCCGTTGTACGTGTATACGATCCATGCAGTCTGTCAGAGCAAACCCATTGCTAATGCGTTGCAGACTCTCGGGAATGCGCCACGTCAAATGTGTAATGGGCAGGTCTCGGCTCATGCCATTTGCCGTTAAATCATATTCTTCTCGCTCCAATTCGTCGGGCGGTGCCTCAATTCCTTCGCCTTTATATCCGCGTGTGGCCCAGGTAGCGGGTTTTGCGTTAGTAATTATATCCGTTAAATCTGTTTGCCATGTGGGTTCTATATTGCCCAGGTATGCCATTACATCTGCTGGCTGATCTTGTCGTTTCGATTCGAAATGATATGTACTTCGCGCCCGTGATATTTCCCAATTTGATTTCATATTATCTTTACCTTTATGTTGTTTTGTGCATAACCTTGCGAGTATTCTTCAGGTGGCTGGGCTATGTCTAACATACGGGCCAATTCCTGATTGGTCTGCGGCTGTCTACGTGGATATTGCCAAGCACCTTGCTGAATTCCATCGTTCTGTTGTTTAATTATCGTGGCCATTGTTTTTAAATTTTTATAATAGTCGTGATATAGCGGATATGTGATATCAAAATGCCCGCACTTGACCCACCAGCCCAGGCAAGCATCATCGTCACGGTGTACTAACACTATGGGACAATCGGGCCATGTTGCCTTGATATAATCTATATGATTGGCAAACACGTGGCTTTTGATAATTCTGATTCCTGTACCTGAAAATGGCCTATCAAATTCTGCTTCACATTCGTCTTTTGAATATTGATTCAAATGATCAAAGAATCCACCAAATTCCATTCCAGGATCAAAATACGCACCCAGGTGCATTAGATCCATCTTTCCGCTTGCGTCGTGATAATATGTACGTGCATCCGAATAATCACTACGATCAACATCAGGGCTATAATAGATGTTTTTAACTACACTTGACCATTTAGAGCCTGGAGCGCCGGCTACAAAGATATATTTCATTCTTTACTTAAATCAATTCGACTCAGCACAGGAATAAAGGCGGCTCTTAGGTC